CCTTGGCGGCAGAGGTCTCACTAGTCTTACAACTAACGATATTGAGCGTCTTGCAATGCTCAATCCCAAGGTTGCTGAACAGCTTGAGCCTATTAATAACCGTATGCGTAATGCCGAGATGAGCCGTCAGATGCAGTTAAATCAGCAGCTTGCTCAATTAACTGGCGGCTTGAATCAGCAGAAGTATATGGCACAACTTGCAAGCGGTGCTCAGGCCGAATCTGGTGCAACGACCCGTAGCATTTTGACCGCAGCTAATCCGTACGCTCAGTCGGTCTTCCAGTACAGAGGTTGATCATGGGATTCCCTTCATTTAAATATTCGGGCCTGGTTGCGCAACCTGATGCTTATACTTCTCCTTTCATCTTTAAACCGAGTTTTGAAGAAGGTAAAGGTACTATTTCTTCCTCTCAGTCCAAAGGTGATCTGACAAACGCTTTAGAGATGCTTGCGCAGATGCGCCGGGAAGCAAATGATCCTGAGGTCATGCGCCAGCGGCTTCAGATTGCGTCCGAATTTGATAAAGAACGAATGAAGGAAGCTGGGAAGTACAAGATGCTTTTTGAACTTCCTGATCGCCTCATTCAAGCGGCAACTCTTCCCAGTCAGATCGCTGCAGAAGGTGCTCGCGGTATTGCTTCTTCCATGATGCAAGCGGGGCAACAGATTCCTAATCTTGTTACTTACACTCCACGCAATACTTACAGTTATACCCCTAGTCGTTATTTTCAGTAGCCTAAGTTAAACTAAAGTATAAGCAAATGGGCGCCTTAGGAATTGGAAAGGATTATTTCCAAAACACAAGCACAAGCAATGTTTCGAACCCAGTTTCTTCTTGGAGTTTTTCTGGAGCGCCCGAAACCGGTAAATCAGGAGGAGGCATGGCATTTGATCCCGTTACTTTAGGTTTAGGTATTGCCAATATTGGCGCTGGTCTTTATACTGCAGGTCAGGCAAACCGTACACGACAACAAGTCGCCAATGCTCAAATGGCGGCTGCCGCTGATCAGCTTAAGTGGCAAACACAATTAGCTCGTGAAAGCGCTTATGGCGGACTAGCGTCTGATATTGGTAATCGCGTTTTTTCTGCCACCACCGCACCTGATCTTGAATTCGGTCGCCAACGCGAAGCTGCAATGTTTGCAGCAGGTCCCCTTGGTGAGCGTCAGCTCGCTTTAGATGTAGAGCGTGGCCGACGAGAGCTTGGTTTGAAAGGTTCTGCAGAAGCTAAAAAATTACGTCAAGAAGAGCGTCGTGCACAGTTAAAGCAAGCATTGGCAGAACGCCAGGGTCAGATGGCCGGTATGTTTGGTCGGATTGCTCCGATTGATGTAAGCACGATGTTTGTTTAATTTCTTTGTTAAGCTAAAATTTCTAATATTGCTCTAGACGCCATGTTCTCTGATTTTGCTTCTTATAGTATTTACTACCAAGGAGCTTGTAAAGACGTTGAGTTTCTACGAGAGTACTGGGACGGCTGCACTGATATTTACTTAGATGCGGGTTATAAAGTTTTTCAGGCTGGCTTGCATTCCAATGATTTCGATAAGCATTTAGAGATTCTTCATCGTCGCCACTGGCAAGAAGGTGCGGTGAAGGTTCTTGATGCAGGCTGTGGCGTTGGTGCTGTAACAGAATTTTTTGCAAAGGAGCATCCAGAGGCAGACTTTACTTGTTTGAATATTTCTCCTAAGCAAATTGAAGAAGGAAACAAAAATAAAGCAGATAACATTACCTTTGTTGAAGGTTCTTACGACAAGATGCCTTTCGAAGACAATACCTTTGACTTTATTTATTTCTATCAGAGCATTGGATACCGTCCTCTGATTGAAACTCTTAAAGAAGTACAGCGCGTTTTGAAGCCCGGCGGGAAGGTGTTGATCTCAGACATGGCCTCTGTCGAAGATCCTGATCCCCAAGACTCTACTTGGATTCAGTACGTGCAATCCATTTGGCACTACATGTGTTATCCCGTCTGGTATTCATTGGAGACTGCACGTGCCCTTAACTTTACAGTCTTGGATCATAACCCTAATCTAAATCCAATTTTGGACTATAAGCTTTGGGCTGATTTATGTGATAACGGCCTGAGTGAGTACCACAATTGCCAGGTGCCGTATTCTCCGATTAAAGTAGCAGAGTTCCTGTTACAGAAGAAATGAGCAGCCCTCAGGAAAGAGAAGAGTTAGATAAAAAAGTTGATTTCATCATTAAGGAGGCTGCCGGTGAGAACCCGGCGGCTTCTGAATATTTATACATGCTGTCAACGTGTGGTCGTATCGTTGATGATATCTTTGATCGACATGTTGAAGTTACGCGTCAAAATCTATTGACGCTCACTGAGGTCTTGTTTGTCCGCATACCTTCCAATACGTTTTACCGAGAACATCAAGACTTTTTGTTTTCTCAACATGTTGTAATGTGGAATGCCTGGGACATCAGCAATGTTTTGATTGACGGGAATGAAACTGACAAAATTTATGCTCATGTTTTAAGGGATTACATCCACGAAATACTGCCTCTTGTCGCACTTCTAACGCAAGGGCATAATAAAATGAAAGATATAAGCAGTCTTGTGCGAACGTTGTTTCACAAAGAACTAGGAGATTGACATGGGAATGTATGGCGGTGGTGGACAAACTGTTCAATATCAATCCCCGCAAATTCAGCAGGACAATACTTTTGCAAAGTATTTAGCTTCTCAACAAGAAAGAGAAGCACGTGCTGAGGAACGTGCAGCTAAAGAAGCAGCAGATAGACGTGCTGAGGAAAAAGCACGTCAAGCTGCAGCTGAGCAATCCTATGGAGGACTTAGGTCTGGTGTTGAAGCACAGCTACGTCAAGGCTTAATTAGTTATGGTGACGCAACAGGGATGTTGCGGGATTATGCCGCAAAATATAATTTAACGCCTAAAGAGGACGATGTTACAGCACTAACTAATATATACACAAAAGAACTTCTCCCTGGACGCCGCTCTACCGGTATCTCAGCTGCTTACGAAGAGCTTCTCGGGCGTTCTGCCACGGAAGAAGAAATTGCTAAAGGCATGGAACGCTTTGAGCAAGGTTATTACAGCAATGTACAAGATCTTAAAGATTCTTTAGTTAAGGGCTCAGAGTATCAAGATAAATTCAATCAGAGTTATCTTGATAACTACTATGACACTATGTTTGGCAAACAAAGTGTCGACGCTGAAGGCAAAAAGACCGGTCAACGAACCTTTAAATTCGACAAAAATCTTCTTCCCTCATTTGCAGAGGCAGAAGGTGCAGAGACTCTACAAGGGCGTTCACAGATCAAGCTGCCTGACTTCCAAGACAGTATTACCGGAACGCCAGGAGAGCTTCAGGAGCAGCTCCAGAACATCCGTGACACTAGACAGTATTTGTACAGTGCTGGCTTGACTAATCTCCAAGGGGAAATTGATAAAGAAACGCAGAAGCTGAAGAACGAAGGCATTGCAGAGGTGCAAAAGATCAAGGCACAGGGCGATATTTACACCAGCCTTGTTGGTTCATTCTCTTTTTAAAAAGTAGGATGTACTTGTTATAATTACTTTAGTCACGAAAAAAAAAACATGACTTTACCCGAAGGACAAACTGGTACCGAAGGCGATTATTTTGACATCACCAAATTCGAAGAACTTCTGAATCGCCTGGAGTCTTCTAAAGGTCGCCAGCAGCGCCAGAAATCTCTTGAAGGTCGTCGCGACATCTTTGCGGGTGGCCTTGCTTCCATGATGAGCAACTTCTGATTTTTTCTTGTAAGATTTCTTAGTCATGTCCAGCAGTGTTCCTACAGGCCAAGTCGACGCTGACGACTGGTTTGATTTAGACAAGTACCGTCAAGCTGCTGGCGTTGCCTACGAATTTTCCAAGAAGAAAATGGAGACCGCTGGTGAACAAGAACGAGAAACCATCGGTAAAGGTGCCGAAGAGCAACGGACTTCCTCTGGGCAACAACAGGAGTTCAGAGAGAAGGACGAAGCAAGAGACTACGGTCAGGCCCAACGAGCTTATCGATATTGAGCTGTTTGATTCTTGGGTTGATAATCTCGATGCTTCAACCCAAGAGTCATTCTGTGCTTTTTCTTCCGATAACTACTCGGTAATTGAAATTTACCTCTACTCACGCTTCCTTGGATACCAAGGGAGTATTACTGCGTGTGAGCTTTGGGTAAAAGACCATTACTACAAGGTAGATCATCGGAAGAAACTCTTGTATGAAATTGATGAAATGCAAGAGGACGTTCGTAAGCTCCGAGAAGACATAGAGAACGGTACCGTTAAACGCGATGCTGGTGTTGCTCGTATTGCTTCTATTCAACGTGAAATTCGTGGTCATATCGACCAGGTAGAAAAATTTACGTCTATCAAAGACCGCAAAGGATTACTGATGGCCGGTGCAGATCGTGCCATTCGTGAATTGATGTTTATTTTCAAGGATGACCCAATTGAGATCCCCCTGGAAGAAGCAACAATGAGTGTCTGGGCAAGGATGCAACTGGAAGAATAAATTAAGTTAGGATAGTTTTAAGTTAATAATTTATAGAAATGGGCGCACGTTTAGACAATATGCGCGATCCACGGCAACGCCAGATGCAGCGCGAAGGGATCCGGCAACGTCAGGAACAAATTCGTCAGCGTCAAGAACAGGCTGAACAAAGAGCTAATACTGCTCGTGCCCAAGCAGAAATGCAAGGCTTGCGTGAAAGAGCACGCTCTGGTGGTGCCGATAGCCCCACTAATCTCTTCGGTGGACGTTTCCGCGGACCTTCCAGAGGAGGTCCTGGTTATGGAAGGTCCGGTCCACGGAACGATATCCCTATGGCAGAACGTGACATGCAGATGCGGAGGCAGATGCGTATGCAGATGCAAGAACGTGAAATACAGGCTAAAGCTAGGGAGGCTAGGGAGCGAGCCATGCAAGAACGTCAAATGCAGGCTAGGGAGCGAGCCATGCAAGAACGTCAAATGCAGGAGAGGTCTCGCGGACCTTTCTATCGTCGGGTGCCTAGTCGCGGAACTTTCTTTGGTCCAGGCAGGGCTGATCGCGGACCTGGCATGAGTAATTACCAACAGATGATTAATCGTTTCCGTGGGGGCTTTCGTTAATGGCTAAAGGTAAAATGCCTCCCCAGCTTCTTGAGTACTTCAAGAAGAAAGAAGCGAAGAAAGAAGATGGTACTGAGATGAGCGATAAAGAAAAGCGTAAAGCTGCTCTTGATAAAGCTCGCAAGTACAAACAGCAAAAAGACAAAAAATAAGAAGAGAAATAAGATAGTATTCAATAAGTTGAGTTACTATCGTGCCCAGTTATACGCACCTTGCATATCGTCGGAACGCTAAGGCTGCGGCACGCAACCAACAAATTAAAAAACCTAAAAATGCCGAGGATCTTCAACGTGCTCGTGAAGACTTCGGCTTTTTTTGTGAGTATGTAGCAGACAAGCCGCCTGCTACCCATCACCTGGATTGGCATCGTCATTTCGTGACGAACGAAAGCAGTAGTTGTTTAATTAAAATTGCTGGACCGAACGTTGACCTCTTGGCTCCTCGTGGTTCAGCCAAGTCAACGGTCTTGGGTTTACTGACTGCATGGGCTATTGGCATCCACACTCATGCCAAGATGCCGCTGCAGATTCTTTACTTGTCGTATACGGTTGATATTGCACGCTCCAAATCAGCAACCATCAAACGAATCATTGAGAGCAAACGGTACCAAGAAGTCTTTCCTTCTGTTCGCTTGATGAAGAACGTCACCAGTAATGAATACTGGTCGATTGATCACAAGTTTGCTGGTATTGACACCACTGGTGACGAACAATTCACACTCTGCGCTGCAGGTCTAAAGGGTTCCGTGACCTCCAAGCGTTCGCACCTGGTGATGATTGATGACGCCATCAAGTCAGCTGCGGATATCTCCAACCCTGACATCCGGAAACAGATGCAGGACAACTGGAATGCTGTGATTGCACCAACGATGTTTGAAGGCGCGAGAGCAATCTGTCTTGGTACTCGTTTTAGGCACGACGATATTCATTCCACCACGTTCAACGAACAAAACAACTGGACTCAAATTGTTCTCTCTGCCATCTTGAATAATCCAAAGACTGGAGAGGAAGAGTCCTATTGGCCTGAGATGTGGTCTTTGGAATACCTGAAAGAAAAGAAACATCAAGCGCCGATCGCTTTTTCATTCCAGTACATGAATCAAATCGTTCGTCAGAACGAGCTTTCTCTTGCACCAGAATTAATTGTTAAAGCAGAGATCTCAACTGAGTTTGACACCTTAGGTGTTGGAGTTGACCTCTCTGCTGGTACGAAGGAAAAGAATGACTATACCGTCATGATCCTTGGTGGACGCATTGACGACCGTATTCACATTATTGATTACCGTAGGATTCGTGTGATGGGTAATCTTGAGAAACTCGATGCCATGAAGGAGCTTCTTAATGATTGGTCTGTTTTAGGTCGAGATGATAGCGGTAATTACTTCCCAACTTATTCAACGTGTGATATCTGGTCAGAAGCTGTCCAGTACCAGGCTTCCCTGGAAGCAGACTTCAAGCGGGTTTGCTTGAATAACGAAGGTCTCTACAACTTGATTTGGCATCCAGTCAAGGGTTTCCGTGCAGACAAGTTGGCTCGTTTCCGTGGAATCATGGGCATGTTTGAGGACCGAAAGATCATCTTTAATCGTTATCGGAACTTTACTAATCTCTTCGAGGAACTCACAAACTTCGGCGTAAGTAGTCATGACGATTGTGTTGATGCTTTGGTTTGGTTAGTTACTGGTTTGTCTAGAAAAGGTCAGCTGCATATCGATTACTAAATTTAGAATTAGAAAAAAGCAATTCAATAGTGGGACCTGAGTACGTAGCGATAGCGATCACATCAATAGTGTCTGCCGTTACAGGTGGTACTTGGGTCGCAAATAAAATTTTGGACAGACAGCAAGAGCGTGTCCAGCAGGCTTTTGATTACATCGGTTCGCAAAAGCGGAGGATTGATTTGTTGGAAGACCAGGTAAACCGCATGCCTTTGGACTATGTATTAAAGGCCGATTTCCTTAGGGAAATCCAAGACATGCACGATAACTTTAAGCAGATTAATATCAAGCTTGATAAGCTAATGGAAAAGCTTTTGTCAAAATGAGTTACATTCTTGAGGTTCAAGAAGATGCCAATGGCGATCAATACATTACCTTTCCAGACGAACTAACAGAAGAACTTGGCTGGCAAGACGGAGATCTTCTTGATTGGGATGTCCGAGGTAACGGAATTATTCTAAGCAAAGTAAATGATTCTTCAGGTTACGAAGTTATAGAAGAGTAAAATAAACAAATACGAGCGCTAACCATGTATTACGGCGGAGAATCTAACGTTCCTGGTGCGCCAGGTAACTTGTTTGCTGGCGGACCCAGCTTTGATATTCCCCGTGGACCGGGTGCTTTAGGTGGTCGTTCGGAAGAGCAGATCCGCCGTCTTCAGCAGAGCATGCCTGAGAATCGTCAGTTGTTAGAAGAGATGCAGCGCCGTGGCATCACTCCAGGTGGTGGTCCGCAGCTTCCTCTCGCTGGCATCCCTGGCTCCAGCAATCTTCCTGGTGCTGTGGGCAATATGGGCGGCATTGCTAACGCAACGTTCTATGCCGGTCCTCAATTTAATCAACCTGGGAACGTGTCTATTCCTGCCGGATTCCAAGGCAAGTACGTCTCCTGATGGCACAAGACGATTCCAAATACACGAAACCTGAGCTTCGTGAGCGGATCAAAGACCGTGTGATGGCTGGCTCCAAAGGAGGAAAGCCTGGTCAGTGGTCTGCTCGCAAAGCTCAGCTCGTTGCTTCCGAGTACAAGAAAGCTGGTGGCGGGTACAAAGGCGGTGAAGGTGAGAAGCAAAAAGACTTGAAGAAGTGGGGGAAAGAAAAGTGGATGACCAAAGACGAGTACGAAAAGCGCAAGAAAGCCAAGTCAGCAGCTAAGAAGTACAAGGAGAGTAAAAAATGAAATTAGCCGGAAAATACGCAGCAATGAAAGAGCTTCTCAACGATTACACTCCTGATTTCTTTCCAAATCAACAGTTAATGCATTCACTTGCAAATCAGACAAATAATACTCAACTCAAAGAAGCATTATTGGATTTTCAATATCCTTTTAAATTAGAAGATTTAAAATCAAGTGGGTATTCTCCTGAAATCATGCAAACAGTTTTAAATGCTGTCACTGGAACTGCATAGCATGATCATGCTTGCTCTGCTGCTTTCATTGACACATCCAGTTGATGACTGGCTTTTGTCATGTGCTCAGTACCAAGCATTAACTCAACGTCTTTACGCAGATCCTTACTTTGAGAGACCAGCGAATCTTAGTCGTAGACAAGAGATCCACGAAATCCTGAAATCACGTACTTCCGACGAATGTATTGAGGTGAACGCATAATGGCTCCCTTTAATCTTGCTGGCCGACTCCAAGGAGCAATTCAAAGTGCCACAGGTGAAGCAATGAACATGCTTCCTGATCGAATCAACTTGTTTGCTCGATACTTAACAGGAGTAGGCAATAAAAATTTAAAGTTGGACCGCAGCACAGAACAAGCTCTCATTAGAGGTACTGAAAGGTATCCAGCAGTAAAAACGGGAAAACGTGTCCGAGTTTGGGAGAGCCCAGAAGCCGCAATAAGGGGAGATAAACCAATAGGAACAGAGGAAGCCGTTGTCCCTGGTTTTGGACCAGGCGTACCAACTTCAGGACCAACAATGCCGTATGGTTCAGGAGAGAAAGCAGTAACGCAAACCCTGGGACGTTACAACGCTGAGGTTACTCCAGAAACAGTGCGTGTCAGAGATACATACGATATGGTAAACGAAGCAGAAGACCCTGACTTAGTCAGTGGAAAATTTCAACCAAGAAAAGCTTTAAACCTTTTAACTGCTACTTTTGTCCCTGGATTCCAGTTTAATTCTCAAACAGGAGCATTGAAAGATAATCGTGAATTATTACCTCCAGAACTAAAAGGTATTGCAGGTTTTCAAAAACAGCTCGCGTATAGAGGTCAAAGCGACACCGGAAGTCCAATGACCGACGTTGCGCGTTCTTTAATGTATGCATTGCCAGTTAAATTCAAACCTTATGAAATCGATTACACCATTAAACGATGACTGACAAGGCAATTCAAAAGGGATACACCAAGCGTTACCTCCCAGAGAAGGCGTGGGCCTCCTTGTCAAAAGAAGAGCGTGAGGAAACTGACCAAAAGAAAAGAGAAGGAAGTAAAGAAGGAAAACAATTTATTGCCAACACCGAGAAAGCAAAGAAAGCTGGTAAAGCAGCAAGAGCTGCTAAACGTTACCAGGAGAAAAAATGAAGACTAAAAAACTTGTCAAAAATGCTCTGAAACATCCAGAGCTTTATGGACCTGCTGAGCTGGCATTCTTTAAGCGTTGGTTAGACTCGAAGAAGCGGGCGAAGGCTGCTAAGATCAATAA